GCGTTCAACCGCACCACCCAGATGGCTATTGATTACGCCACCACCCTGATGTTCCGCATTAGAGTAGCAGCCCCCGCAGCACGTATCGTGTGGCTCGCGGGCAACCATGAGGAAAGACTTTGCAACTACATTTTAGATAATGCAGCAGCAGCCTTTGGTCTCCGTCAGGGCAATACTCCTGAGGGCTGGCCTGTTCTCAGCGTCCCCCACCTGTGCAGACTTGACGAGTCCGATGTGGAGTACATCGCTGGGTATCCTGCTGGCAAGTTCTGGGTCAACGAACGACTCAAGGTCATCCACGGTACCCGCGTAAAGTCCAGCGGGAGCACCGCCCATGTATACTTGCACAGCGAGAAGACGAGCGTCCTGTACGGTCACATTCACCGCCGTGAGTGGGCAGAGCAGACGTTCGATAAGTGGGATGGTGCTAAGACAATCATGGCTGCGTCCCCCGGCTGTCTCGCTAAGACCACTGGCGAAGTCCCCTCCACCAAAGGTGCTCTTGACCTCCACGGTCGCCCCCTCACAGTTGTAGAAGACTGGCAGCAAGGACTGGGCGTAGTAACATACGAGACCGATGGTGATCACCGATTCTTCTACGAGCAGGTTCCGTTCCACAACGGTGCTGCTTTATATAACGGGAAGATCTATGGCATCTAAACTTCATTACGTTGAGATCTCATGGTACGACGCACATGACGCTCACCTTGGCGAGTGGGTCGCCCCCAAAGCTGTAGCTGTAGGTATGAAGGTAGTGACAGTAGGAATCCTCGTCAAGAAGACGAAGAAGTACATTACGGTGACTCATACCAAGACTGAAGAGGGCGACGTTCGTGGGACGTTCAATATACCCATCGCTTGCATTGCTGGGATAAAGACACTCACGTAATGGAGAAGAACCCCCTTCCAAGAAGGAAGCCTCTCGCTAAGGTAGCTATATCCAAGGAAGACCTGTATCCAGTTTGGTCTACAATGCACGCCCGCTGTGAGAACCCTAAGCACAACCGTTATCACCGCTATGGTGCTAGAGGTATTCGTGTAGAAGCTATATGGAATAGCTACCCCATGTTCCGTAGGTGGGCTATGGAGTCAGGCTGGGAGCCGGGGCTAACTATTGATCGCATCGACTCTGACGGCAACTACTGCCCAGAGAACTGTAGGTGGGCAACGGTCACCGAACAGAACCGTAACAAGGGCAATAACAAGATCGTACTGTTTGATGGTATAGAGCAATCACTATCTCAGTGGGCAGAAGACCCCAGATGTGCAGTGTCATATAAGATACTCTGGGAGAGATTAGATGCTGGATGGGACTTTGAGACTGCATTGATAACGTCTCAAAAGGTAAGATAGATTTACGCTGCGTGGTAGGATATAAGCGACCTACATTATACACGAAACGAGCACCATGGACTTCTGGTCTCCCTCAGGTAGAGCCTCTTCTAGCGATCTTGCAATAGCCATTTCCCCGTTGGGGCTGGTTGAGCTTGCCGACGAAGAGTTTGAAGTCCATGGCCCCCGCCTTAATCGCTACGCAGCGTGCTGGGCGTGGTACTTGGGTCACCACCATTCGCAGCGACGTGAGATGGGCGAAGAGGCAATCACTCTCAACTACACCCGCGCCCTGTCTGACTACATCACTAACTTCTGTTTTGGAAAGCCCATTCAGTTCCGTTCCCCCGAAGAGAACTCAGCTATCATCCCCCGCCTTCTCCACGATGTCTGGGAAGTGGATAACAACAAGGCTCACACTCTTTGGGAGATGGGTCAACTCGCCAGCGTTACTGGTGATTGCTTCGTTAAGGTTGCCTACGAAGATCCATGGGAAGACAGCATCGGTGTCCAGCACCCCGGTCGTATCCGTATCATCCCGATCAACCCTGCTCATGCGTTTCCCGAGTATCACCCCCATGACCGTGAGCGGTTACAACGGTTTAAGCTGAAGTACCGTTTCTGGGGTACGTCTCCAGAAGGTACTCGTCAGGTATTCACCTTCGTGGAGATCCTCACCGATGACACAGTTGAGCAGTACATCAATGATGAGTTGATTGATAGCTATCCAAATCCTATTGGAACTGTTCCAATCGTGCATATTCCCAACGTGACCATCTCATCTTCTCCTTGGGGTCAATCTGATATCTGGGATATCATCTCGTTGAACCGCGAGCTAAACGACAAGATGACTGAAGTGTCAGACATCATCAATTATCACTCAGCCCCCGTGACTATTATCACAGGTGCTAAAGCTTCACAGTTGGAGCGAGGTGCTAAGAAGGTCTGGGCAGGTCTACCCAAAGATGCCCACGTATTCAACCTTGAGTCGTCGGGTGAAATGGCTGGAGCCATGCAATACATTGCGTTCATCAAAATGGTTATGCACGAATTGATTGGTGTCCCCGAGACAGCCCTCGGTAAGACTCAGCCCATCAGTAACACCTCAGGCGTTGCACTTGCTATTCAGTACCAGCCAATGATGAACCGATATTATATGAAGAAGGTTCATTTCTCTAAAGGTCTTGAGCGCATCAATGAATTGATTATTCGCACTTCAGCAGTCCACAAGCCTGAGACATTGCAGTGGACTCCCGGAGCATCGTCGCCCCCTGAGCCAGATCAACTTCCTATTCTTGACCCCCGTAATCCCAATACATACAGGACTACCTGTCATTGGCCAGAGCCTCTTCCAGTTGATGTGCTTATTAAGCTCAACGAAATTCAGGCTAAAATGGCTGTTGGTCTTGAGTCAAAGCGTGGCGCTCTTGCAGCCTTGGGCGAAGAGTTCCCGAATGAAAAGATTGCAGAAATCTATCAAGAACTGCGAGATGACGCTTACGACCAAGGCGCTCTTGATATGATTCAATCACACATATCAGCGGCTGTTATGGCTATGACTGGAGTGGCTCCCACCGGAAAAGGTGGATACGGTCCAGTTGAGACAGCACCAGCCGGTGGTGAAGGTGTAAATAGTACCGGCACTTCTGGTGGCGGTACCGGAATTCTCCCCGGCGTACAAGTCGATGGAGATGTTGTAAACCAATTGACAACCCGAGCATTCGGTGGGCAACTCGCTCAAACCCGAGTACCGGAACCTAGCTAACCATACGGTCTCCAATTCATTTTATTATCAGCCAAACAACTTGAGGATTAACCCATGCCAGCTAAGCAAGTTACCCCAGAGCAGCTCAACGACCTTTCGGAGTCTGCTTTCATTATTGACGTTCCTGCCAAAGCGCCCCCCACTACTAACACTTCTACTCCCGGTCGAGTATTCACCGAAGAAGAAGTAGAGGCTATTCGCAAGCAGGAAAAGGACAAGCTGTACCAGACCATTGAGAAGGAAAAGGAACGAGTAAACCTCCTTTCCACTCAGCTTGATCAGTACACAAAAGAGCGAGAAGAAGCTGCCCGAATTATGGCTGAGGAAGCCAATCGTCAGGACGAAGCTCGTAAAGCACGTGAGCAAGAAGAGCTGTCTGCCAAAGAACTGATTTCTGTTAAAGAGTCAGAATGGAATCAGAAACTGACAGCAGCAGAGAATAGCTGGAGCCAGAGAATTGATGCTCTTCAAGCTGAGCGCGATGCAGCAGCAGCACTTCTTGCTCAAGAGCAGCACTTCCAAGCAGTTCTTTCTTATAAGAATCGCCGCCTAAACGAGGTTGCGGAATCTATCGTTCCCGAATTTGTACAGTTGTTAGAAGAGACATCTGGGTTCGGAAATTCAGAAGAAGAAGTAGAAAGGGCTATTTCGGCTCTTGTAACTAAATCTTCTAGTATGCTTGAGAACATCCAGCAGTCAACGCAACAGCAGCGACTGCGCGGGGTATCCCCAACCGGGGGTGCCCCCACCGGGCCACTGGACAACATTATGGAGCAGCAGACAGTGACAGCAAATGACATCAAGAATATGTCATTGGCGGATTACGCTAAGGTACGAGACAGGCTCATGGCACAGACTCGCCCATACCGTGGGTGAGTTGAAACACTCCTAACAACATAACTATCTAATCCTTGGAGGATTAACATGGCCCTTCCTTCCCCAGCCGGTGGCGCAATTACCGTTGCTACATCACAAGGCGGCGCTTCCGGCGCTTCCGGTGGCTATACCACATCCACCGCAGGTTTTAACAACCTTGGTGCTAGCGGTATTGCTATCCAGACCATTTGGTCGAAAGAGATCCTCTTTCAGGCCATGCCAGTCCTCCGCTTTGAGCAGTTCGCTGTTAAGAAGACGGAACTTGGCGTTCAGCCCGGTCTGACCATTAACTTCATGCGTTACAACAACATTGAGGCAAGCGGTGGTGCAGTCCTTACTGAAGGTGCTCGTATGGACCCAGTGGCTCTGTCTGCTAGCCAGATTTCAATCACGGTGGCGGAGCGCGGTAAGGCCGTTGCA